GCTGCTAGTTCTGATACTTTAATTTGTGACATTGAGATGCTCCGCTATAATGTTGAATGGTAAATTGCTGTTGTTTGAATCGGTTCTTGCTTCGTCTGCTAAAAAATAGCCATTTTCTGTAATAATTTCAAAAACTGAAGTTACAGCAGGATCAAACTCTGTTCGCCATTGCCTTCTGTTTACAAGCATAGCTAGAGTTTTTTGTTTTCTCCAATGATATTGTCTTGCCATTACAGTATTACTCCATACTTTCTGTTATTTTTAGCTACCGTTTTTAATAATTTATCACGCTCAATTTTTAATATGTCTTTTAAATCTTGCAAAGTAGGCGTAGAAACTTCGTGAGTTTTAGATACAAGTTTCTTACCTTCCTTTGGCTCTACATACCTAGTAGCTTTTAATTCTTCTTTTGAGTCTTTTGGTGTTGTTGTAGAAGCATGATTGCCATTGTATGTACCTTTAGGTACTTTAAGTGACTCGCTGTGAGACGGTAAAGTAGTTGAACCGTATGTAGGTGCTTTAGCATCGCTTTCTATAGGCTCTAACTCTTCTTTTGGGTCTAGCATGTCATCAAACATTTCTAATAAACTATCTATTTCTGATTTATCTTCTTCTTCACCAGCAAAGGTAAGCTTGTTATCTTCCATAAAACTTTCTAAAGAAACAAAATCTTCATCATCACTACTTTGATTTTTGTATTCAATTTCATAAGTTGCAGCCATAAGCTGATTCCACACGCCAATAACTCTAGCTTTAATCCTGTCAATCTCTAAAGAATTACTAACAGAGCCTTCATGTGTACTATCTTTAAATATGTCCATTGAATTTATCCGTTCCTAGTCGTTTACGCTCTCGCATATTAAAAAGAGTATCTTGATTGCCAAAATGAGGCTGTGTACCTCTAGCACTTATTATAAAGTTACCTTTTTGTCCACATTCTGGACATTCTTTCTTCTGTAACCTGTCTTTCATAGAACACATTTCATCAAAAACATGGCTATCTTTACATTGGTATTCGTAAATAGGCATAAAATTTCCTAATTAACTTAGAATAACCCCCTCGTAAGAAGGGGTTACAACTCAATTAACTACTATGAGCCTGGTACAACAAAAGCAACACCAGCATCGTTACGCAATTCAGCAACACCGTAAAGTGTGTCTGAAGTGAATAAGTCACCTAGCCATTCTTGTTTGTACTGTGTCTGACTTCTTACGCCAACTTGCTCTGCTAGAACTAGAGCATCTTTGTGCATAATTACGCCAACTCTATCTGCGCCAGAGTTACCAGAAGCAGTAGGGCATGAAGTAGAGATGTAAACATCCATACCGTAGATCATTCCAATCTTGCCAGTTTTAATTGCATCACCGTTACCAATGAACTGTTGCTCAGTAAATCTGTTAAGACCTAACAAGTCATTTGCAGCTACTGGAGGCATTACAATTACACGATTGTCCATAGGAACATCCGCATTATCTAGCTTTAAGATTAACGCTCTAATACCAGCATCCGTAATGTCTGCTGCGTTAGATGAGTTACCTGTATAAAAAGCTGCACCAGTAGAACCAATGTATGCTTTTTCATACGAGTTTGCTGCTGCTCCACCGACTGTACCGCCTTGAAAACCTTCAACTAAAGCAAATAGATCAGAGTCAACTTGCTTCGCAAGTGCAAAACCAGCATCATCCGTGTAGAACTTTCTCATTGAAGCTAATGCTTGAACTTCTGCAATATCTTCAATTAGCTTAGAATACTCGTAATGCTTATTGATTGTGACTGTTACTGCTGTGTTAGTTGCTGCTGACAACACGACTTGTGTATTAGCTGCTTTCGCACTTGCTGCACCCCTTGCTGGTACTGGGATGTAAATCGTATCACCTTTCTTACCTTTGTGTGATAACTTGGTGACTAAATTAGCCAACACAAGATTTGTTTTGTAAGCACCTATAACTTCATCGCTCCACAATTCTGGGATGAAGTTATTGGCAACCGCAGCTGTTACGCCATTAGTTCCTAACGCCATGTTTCTTCTCCTGTTATAGTATTATTATTTGATCCTACCTTCGGCATACGCTGACTGAATTTCATCAGCAAGTGATGCGTAACGGTTTGGATCAGTTACCTGCAAGTTGATTAAATCAGCCCTGCGGTATATTTTTTTGCCACCTAAACTAGAATCTGAAGTTGAACGAGTCTCAGAGCTTGTTGCTTTTAGTGCTTTATCTCTTTTAATACCTTCTGCTGCTTGAACCTCTTTTGTCTTGTCAATCATGTTGACTTTATCGAACATATCGAAGAGTTCTATTGCGTAATCAGGTCGATAATCACTATCTGCTTTTTTAAACATTTCAGTTCGTATTGCCGATTCACCTACCCATTTTTGAAAATCATCAGTAGCAACTTTTGTTTTCCAATCTGGATATGCTTTCTCTAAAACACTTACTTGATGTTGTTGTGCCTGGATTGTTCGTTCTTTTCTTGCTTCAATTAATTCTGGATGGTTTTCTATAGCTTTATTTACTGCATCCGCAGGGTCACTATAAAAATCTTGCTCAAAATCAACTGCTTCTTCTAGTGGTGAAATAGCTTCTGCTGCTTGTTTTGCATCTTGTAAAGTTTGAATTATTGCTCGCTGTTTGCCTAACTCCTCGTTTTGCGTAGCTTGCATTTTTTCAAAATTTTGATGCATCTCTATTAAATCTTCAGTTGTTTTCCCAGCATACTTCTCAGGAATAATAGATTCAGGTTGTTGGGTTTCCCCAGCCTGTAAATCTTGGGTTGTATCTTCTGTAAATTGTTCCTGGATGTCTGTTATTGGTGCTGCATCTAAAGGTGCAGTGTCTACTACTATACTCATTTGTGGTCTCCGCCCAGTAGGGTTATGAAGTTATGTAAATTTTGGAGTCTTAAAAAAAATTAATCTTCTTGAGATTGTTCCAAAGTGATTTCAGTTGTGTTCTCAAGCGTTAATAAAAAACGAATGATAGTTAACTGCCCTTTCGCCTCGAAAAGGTCTCTCTCATCAGACATTGTGTCGATATCTACTACATTAGTCTGTATGTTTTTTAATTCAGCAACAAGATCAAGCCATCCATCTGACTCCATCATTGCTAATCTATCTTCTATAAACTGTACATCTGTTTTTGCCATAGAAGGTTTTTAATTATTGAAAGTTTCCGTTTATAACTGTTTTTGTTCCAGCTTCTCTAGCTTTAGCTAGGTTTAATATAGTTTCAGATTGTAAATGATCTACTTCTGGTATGTTACGAGCAGTTTCACTTCTTCTGTTTTCAATATCGGCAGCAGTTTTTTCTAAGCCTATAGCATCTTTTTGAAGTTGCAGTATCTTAGCTTGTATGTCCATTTCATTTGGTTGATTAGACATAGCCTCAGATTGCCATTTAATTGCTTTAGCTTTTTCTTCTTCTGCTTCAGCTAATGTCTTTTGAATGTTTGCTTGGAGTTGCTGCATTTCTAATTGCATGTGTGCATCTTCCATTTGTTGTGCTTCTTCATCAGGCTCATCGCCTTGCATAAGCGCATTAACAATTTGATCTCTATTGTGCATAGAAGAATTTTGGAATGTTGCTAACAAAATAACATTAAACGCAGGTGAGTCTTTAGGAACAGCTTGTAACATTTGCACCATTTGCTGCATCTCTAGTTCTTTAGCCATAATGCCCATTGTTGAGTAAGGCACAAACTTATAATCAGTAACAGGGTAACGGTTTACATCAAATTGTATTTTTCTATACATTGCTTTGTTAATCATTGGTATAAGGAATGTATTTTGAAAGTTCATTAAAGTGCGTTTCTGCCTTTTAATAGAAGCAGACTGCATCATTGACATGCCACTAGCAGTATCATTACCTGCACTACCTGTATCTGCGCTTCCAGTACCCATTTGAATCATGTTTTGCAGCGCTGTTACTTGCATAAATGTTGATTGATCAGTTTGCCCCATGTCTAAAGGCATAATAGCTTCTCTAGGAGAGCCATTAGTTAATATTGTTTTGCCAGGTCTAACTTCAAACTTGGGTCCTCG